TTTTTTTTTTTTTTTTGCAAATCATCTAAAAAGCCTAATCTAATTGAATAATAGCTGTTTTTATTTACATTTCACACTATAGAGCTCTTCCCAGGGGGCACTGTTCACTTGCAATCTCGCAGAGGTGACAGTCTTTAAACTTCTCTCTATAGCTACACACTTTACTAAAATGACAGCTATCAATTAAATGGGTTCACTTACCTTCTTGCACTGTAAGTAAAACATGATTCCATTCTGTGCAAGAGTGGACAATTGCATCATGTAATGGGGTTTCCAGAACACTAGCGATCGCCTCGACTCTTGTTACGTTCAATTGGCAATTTATGCCTCTGAATCGGGGAAAATGGCATCCACAACGTCCTCAAAGCTAGGCACGCCTGCTGAACGTTGGGGGATACTGCCTTGGACAACGCGTTTCTTGCGCTGTTGCTTAGGAGGCAGTTCAGGGACATCTTCCATCTGAGATGTGGCTGGTGCTGTTGCAGCATCATCACCACTTGGTTTTTGCTTTCGCTCCTTTTTGGGGAAGGATTTGTAAGCATCAATATTTGCGTCAAGAATCTCCATCCACTTGTTGTAGTTGGGATTCTTTGGGTCTAATTTTATGGCGCCCGAGTAACTTAGGAAGTACACCGGTTCACCATTTTCATCATTGCTCTGATGAGTAACCTTAAATTGGGAGGTACTCATGAAAGCAGATGCTGAGGGAGCAAGTTCAGCAATTTGAGGCCAACGTGGGTCTTCAGTGCCAAGCTTGTTGTATTGCATGTCACCAAAGTTACTCTGCAGCGGACCAGGACCTCTCATTCCGAAAGCCTGGACTACATTGTATCCTTTGGTGGCGACGCGCTTGTGGCGCATCTTTTGTTTGGCAGCCTGTGCATCCTTTTTGGTGATGACTTTAGGTTGCTTATTACCCTTACCAGCTTCCAAATCGGCAAGCCTCTTCTGCAAGTCTAAAAGAACTGAAAGAGTTCCAGCACCCACTACATCTCCGACTCCATGTGGAGCTGGGGAAGCATTGCGGGAACTGTTGTTACTTCTTCCGTTTCTTGAACTAGATCTAGATGAGCTTCTGCTGGAGGCTCTCGAAGATGACTGACTATTGCCACCAGTGCCTTCGATGTGGAAGTTTTTAGGTAGCGTAGTACCAGGAGCAAACTGCGTGACGATAGCTGGATCGTTTGCAGGGTTGCGTGTCCCAAAAACCGAAGGAGCATCTGTGGCACCGTTTTCATGGACCCAGATGATTCCATCCTTGACTGATCTGAAAGGGAGATTTGCCTCAGGTCCTGTTCCAGTGTAGTAGAAATACCACCTGGGTGCCAGAGGTTTTGTTCCATTTCCAGTGTTAATTTTCCTGTCCTGTCTCCGCCAATACCCAGCATTCTGTGCAGGGGTTGAATTGGCATTAAGAGGTACGCCCTGTCCAGGAGGGAAGGCAAGAGGCTGCTTACCGTGCTGGGTAAGGCCCGTGAACCATGAGACAGTGGTATTAGGGGCAGGTCTGGGCTTAGTTCTTGGACGCCCTGAACGCTGACTGTTGGTAGGGGTTTCATTGTCATTAGCGAACACTACTGCACGAGGAGGAGCAGGAGTAGCCATAACAATGAGATAATAAGATTCGTTAAAAATCTGTCTCTTACTAGAGCAATTAAGCCCTTAGCAGTGCGAGTTCTTGGTCTTGTATAATGGGCGGCCTCCTATAGTTGCCTGCCTTATACCTATGATAAATAGCAACACCAGAATTTGTACCATACGCTTGGCGTTTAATCATTTTCAGGGCTATCAGCACATTTGGTTTTGCGACCGTCACCTCAGAGGGTAGACGTTGAAAGTCGCAAGCACCAAAATGCATGCCTGCCATCTTAAGGTAGCCATCAGTGACCACAGCAGTGACACTGGTCGAGTCTTCAACAAGTGGTCGCACAACAGTGGTGCCTCCGATGGGAACATTAAGTAGACAGTTAGACTCAGGGTTGAAAGACCACCAAGAGCCAGTACGCATAAACAGCCGAATGCTTTGCACGAAGTAGGAGATCCACATCGCGCAGCTTGTTGCAGCTAGTATGCCAGAGATTATCTGGGAAGCTAGATCAATTGGATAGACAGCACAAAATATAGATAGTGCCATTGATGCTGGCCAAAGTAGCCATAATACAAACATCTTGATGACGTAGACAAACATGCTCCTAGATGGGTAGCCATATTGGAGCACGATTGTAATGAGCAGGAAGACCACCGACCAGGTGAAATTCCAGTCTTTAACAAGCCTGAGAACCTCATCATTAGAGAGGGTAACATTGCTAGACGCCATATTTAGAGAGTTCGTTAAACCCAGTCCTCAGGGGGATAGGGTGGATGGCTCTCTTGGAACTTTACATAGGCTGCACGCCCTGTATTATAAATATGAACAGCTGGTAGAAATACTAATGTATGACAACCAGAAACACACTGCACACATAATCGAATAGCCGTAAGGATTGCTAGACACACAACGAGTGTTACAGCACAAACTACGGATAATATGAAAAAATTTACTATGAATGCACCTATTTGTTCTTGGACAAAAGGTAACATAGTTCGTTTTCCAAATGTCCAAAGTGAGACTAAATGGATTAGCCTCAACATGGGACCCATAGCAGCGCGAAGCGAGCTTAAACTGTAAGCACGCTGGGTGCGATTATGTGAAGAGGTACTGAATCGCGGCTATTGAAAGGCACGAAAACAGTTGAATGAGAACCGTTAAGCTGAAAGTCACTAATGGAAACAAGAGTGGTTTTAGAGAAACGGCTTATAAATGTGCACTCGAGATAGGTTGCTGAGTGCGCAAAGAAACAATTTGTACAGCGACAACGCTGGTTAAAATTTTTGACAAACCAGGGTTTGCTATAGTTAACAGGTATAACAACCCCGCCTGCAACAGTATTGACACGGATGAAATTTGACCTCATGTCAATAAGTGGACGTAATGATCTGATCAGCAGACAAAATCGAACTCTGTCGATAGTCCAGATCGCCATTAATATTATGCAATATACCATAAGGCATATGCCAACAGGTTGTTGTGTGTCCTCAACTAGGATACACGACAAAATGAAATTGTAAAGCATCAGCACATAGAGTACCAAGGTCTTACATACACTAGCCCTACAACTGCTATAAGGTAAGCAGAATAGTAGAGGGTAAAAGCATGCATTAACCACAAGAGCGGCAACATAGCCTGTAAGAGGTATGCATGCGATGACATGATTAGGGCTGCTAGGTTCACCACCGTGTGTCTCCTTTTGGATGACAAGTGGCTGAAACAGGGATGGCGAAAAAGCCATAAGTTCGTTTAGCGGCCAGGAAAGCAGGCACGATAGTGTCTGTAATGATTATGGATGGGATACTGAAACAGGGGTTTCGATCGACCATCAACTTTCTCACCATCAATAGCTATTACCTGTAAACAAACGGGCATAGCATATTCAGTGGTATGAGAATGCTTAATAAAGAACTTACTGCCAACATATGATTGTTGGACGAAGTCAAGTGAATGAAGCTTTGCAAGCGACATATGAGTAGGAAGGCCTGTATGGTACACGTTGTAGCCATGATCTACAAGCCATTCTTTAGCCTGAGGGATAGCTTTGCCCACATTAGTTTTAAGCTCTTGTGGTAGCCAATGGTACTCACGAGCACCAATGACCAAAGTCTGTCCCAAAGTAAAGATACCATTAAATTCAAGCAGCATGTCAGCTAGAATGAATGTTAGTGGTGTGAGATCACTGAATGTAACACCATTACCTGCACAAACTAAAGCAACAGTAACGTGTAAATCAGGGTTAAAAATAACATCATAATCAGTGAGGATGTTTTTGATACCATCAAAATGCACCCAGCGTAATGATTGATCAAAAACCAAGCGAATACAATGTGTGGGTTTATCACACATTATAATATCGTTTGGCTCTACAGGAGTAAAACGGCGCTTAGCGTAGCGTCTTTTATTCATGGGATGACGACGACGTTTGCGTGTAGAAATAGGACTTAGAGGCATCATAACGATTGTGCTCGAAGGCTGTGCTATAACGCAGTCTAAGTCCAAATCCATCGAGTCGTCCATACTCTTGAAGCCTAAGGCAAACCTTCCTAGCGGCTTCTTGTTTTGCTAATACTTTAGTTGGCTCAGTTGCAGTACCTGTGTAGCCTGCAAAAGTGTAAATGCAACGCCACTTGATAGGACACTGAAGATTTCCCTGCACTGGCCGATAGGCGTATGTAGGGCGAACAGGAGCCAAAGTTCCTTCTTGAGAGGAATTAACCTGTTTCTGCCAAACCTGGTTGAGCAGCGACACGTAATCCATGAAGTTCGTTAATTACTTCCCATAATCAAAGGAGTAACCAATATCAGACAGCAACTGAGGGTCAGAAGTGTCGTAAGAGGTGTCGTGAGCAGTAGTAGTGTCACGATCAATAGGATAGCGATGAGTACGTGCTCGATCGAGCACGATGACGCGATTAGTGTACATGCCAGCCGTATCAAACTGTGCTTGTCGAATACAAGATTGAAACTCTCTACCAACAAGGGTAGAACAGTGCTCAGGCATAGGAGTGCCAATGGGCTTTGAGAAAGCATTAGCAACTAATAAAATGAGCAAGAGTGTGGGTGGTCTTTGCACACGCATCATAAGTTCGTTAAAATGCTCAATGAACATGGATCTTCTCGACCTCATACTCATCATACGAGTCACAACAACGATTACATTTTAGTTTCCCCAAACAGCTAGTACCACAGCCAGTACAGCATAAGATGAAGAACACACAAAGAGCAAGAGCAACAAGCCCTGCAATAAAGCCAAGCCATATATACCATGGCCATTTTTGGTAAAAAGTATAATTCCCCAACTCTTTCAAGTCGATATAGGATTCATTTAATTGTTTAACAACTTCACTCAGCACCATCAACTCTGTGTTGAGGTTAAGCAGTGTAGTGTTAATCTTAGAAATCTCCTGGAAGTTTGGTCCTTGTGAGGAGACGTTTTTGAAGAATTCTTCCAGCTCTTCCTTGAAATCCAAATCTGTTGAATTACTAAGGAGCGGTGGAGGAAGCCTATTAGTGAGGTTTTCGAATTTTACATCCATGGACACATACTTAGAATTTGCTTCTGTGATGGGTTCAGGATGGAAGAAGGAACTACCAGTATAATACCATTGTTGGTCACTGTCTGCGACAGTGCTGGTAGTTTGGTTTAAGACGAAGTATCCATCAATAGGTGCAATGCACTTTTGTGGATTTTCAGTGTTGCAAAGGCCATAAGCGGCAGTTGCATTGACATGGGATGTTGGCTGGTAACCAACATGGAAGAAGTAGAGGCCATTAGGAGCATTAATGGCAAATGAAACAATATGTGTGCCAGTTCCGCAGAATCCATTCCGTTTGGATTGCGACTTCACGCACTCATTGACCTTATCTTGAGCCAATTGGGCAGATCTAGCAGCAGCTTCAGTACGCACGAGTTGTTGCGCAACGAATGCGTTAAGGGATGTAAGACGTCCATTGATCAACCGATCAATTTGAGCCTCTTGTTCAACAGTGTCAAGCCTTGCAAGGATGTCACTGATTGATGATGAAATAGCACCGAAAGTGTTAGACAATTCCGCAGCTAGTTTGGAAAGAGCCATTGCATTAGCATTTACTGCATCCTGAACCTTGTTGAAAGCAAGGTTAGTAGTAGTAAAGCCAGTTTGCATGGCACCAAGAGCTTGATTGAATTTGTTGGCAATGATCTTCTGATTCTCAGACAGAACCTGCTGAGTGATGCCAACACCATTCAAGCGATAAAAGATACTTTGTGCAAATGGTATTGCTGCGAAAGACGACAGACCTGCTGTCCAACTAGCACCAGCAATACTGCCCAATAGGGAAGAAGTGTAAGCAGCTTCCATATAGGGGTCATATAAGGGTGGCAGCACTTTGTAGCCAGCAACATATTGTGCACAGATCAAGTCTCGAGCTGACTGAGGACCTTGCTGCATACATTCATCATAGCCTTGCATATAGCCAGGATCAGCAATAGTAACCTTATTGAAAAGAAGGTCTTCGATAGTACTCCTGTACTTACGTTCACCTGTAGTAACTTGAGGTATTTGAAGCATAGTCAAGTTAAAATCACCATTCAATCCCGCCTGAAGAGGCTGGGTATTCTGGGTTTTAATACTTGAAAATAGATTAGCAATAGACTCGTCTTGACGTAGGTTTGCACCATGAAGAGCCTGGTTAATTTTAGAGCAAAACTGGCCATATTCTTTGAGCAAGTCTTCGCACTTCTTAAAACCATTACAAACGTACTGCTTGCAATCGACAGTAATCTTTTGAATGGTAGTCTCAATGAATTCTTGAGTGACACCAAATGTGAAATTAGTCGGCACAGCAACAACAAATCCAGTAGAATTTATTGGTGCGAGTGTTAATGGACTAGTAAAGTTAAGAGTGGCGATTTGAAACACATCAGATGCACCAGAAGTAGCACGTCGAACGCGTGAAGAAGTAGTTGGTGGAATAGCACAAAGTGATTGACCAAGCGGAAGTTGACATTCGTCAACTACCATTGAGGAATTGATAAAGCCCATTGCACAACCAACAGTAGTTTGCAATGGACCTGGAGTTGTACGCGCGAGCAAATTAGTTTTGGTCATGCGTGAAAATTGCGACATCATTGTGGTAACGTGCGAACATGCAACGCTTCCGAATAATGTAGCATGAGAATTAGATGCCTTGTCGTAAATCACAGAGACAGGCACACTGACACAAGGTCTGACACAATAGTAATTACCATTGTCAGAATGGTAACCAACTAAATTGTCGAAAGTATCATACACAAACCGCTGGTTTCTCAGTCCAACAGATGTGCAATTGTGGAAAACCCCCCTTCCAGTTATACCATGGAGCGAGTATTCAACACAAACGTCTAGCTTATCTTCAATGCTAGTATCATTTCTTAATGCTTGCATGGGGCAGACACTGTTAGTGTCAGTTCCATACTGAACAGAAATTATGAAAGCCATTTGAAGATTTCCAGTGACAGGATAAATGTAACCAGTAGTGGTTAGCTCGCCATCACTATGTGACTGGTATTTAGTAGAGAACCCACGAGAGGCTAAAGATAAGCAAGGAGTGTAAGCGCCAGGCGCATTGTACAAGTAATTCTTGCCATATGCACTGGTTTTATAACACTCTGTAAGATAAGCATAATTACTAGGTTTAGTAATTGTAGTAAGATTTTGTGGAACAGTAGCAAGCACTCTACACGTGGGATTGCTAAAGTCTTGTTTGTAATTAAACTGCACAATTGCTCCAGCGGAGCCAGGTTGCAGGTAAGAACTCATATCAGTGGAATAAGCGAAATAGTCCACTGTAAGAGAAGAGTAACAACCGGTAGCAAGACTACTAGGTGAAACTTGATGACAAGAAAACTCGCTCACTTGAAACAGTGAAAGGAGTTTTGTTAAGTTGTAATTGCAATTGGTGAAGACCAACCTTTTGAAATTATATATAGGAGGAGGTGTACCAGTCAACATAGGTGTGAAATCACACTCTTGAGTTGTTGCCTGTTCAATGAACTCACCTCTAGGAGAAGCTTCGAACGATGAAACGGAATAAACGCCTGTTTCGACTTCGAAGGATTCGTAGGAACATTGTAGCTGTGCTAGATCATCGTAGCCACAGTCTACAGCTTTAGTTATATAGCCCTCCACATCAAAATTTAGCAAATATGTGAGTGGATGTAGTTTATAAATGTAGAATGCAGCCCAGGCTTTTCTGTCATTGAAAGGACTTCGGATGCTGCGAGGAATGACTGTGTAATAGAGGATTTTCTGGTACACAGGTAAAGTAGCAAAGTGGAACATGTTATTTCTGAACACGTTCTCTTTTCGAGATGAATAGAGGTGAACGCCTTGTGTGTCTTGGGTAATGCCGAACCACTCAGCGTTTTCATCCTCTGTTATAGTATAATTGTATCTGAACGTGCAATTAATCAAGTCAAAATACACTTTGAAAGCACCTAATGTGGCTTCTTGGTTATAAGAACCAGAGACACAGTCTGATGCAGGAGTATCCCAAAGCGAGAGGGATTTGAAATTTGTTTCACCAGCACAATTTTGTTGTGTGCGAGGGTGAAGAACACAATAGAATGCATGTAAAATAGTACCACAGCCATCCGGTAGGATGACAAGCGTGTGGTTGAGATAACGACCTGTCCTATTGGACGGTGTATAATTACCCACAGAATGTCCAAGCAAAAAGGCTGGATAGATTTTCTTAATGGGTTTAAATGTGGATTGAGATATGACAGTGGTTCCAGTTTTATTGGCAGCAGCACCAATACGGACCACAAAGCCATCATCAAAGGACTCCACTTGTGAGGAGTAATTACTGACAAATAAGTTATTAAGACGTCCTGGGGCACTATGTCCGTCAGAGAATAAATACTGTTTACCAAGGTCATTAGCCTTGGGGTACAGTCCCGTATAAGTTAGAGTAATATTAGAGTAGGACTTGCCATTAGGATAAATGACACCTTCAGCCTTACTCGTGTCAATAGGCATGGGCCAAGTAGTATGCACAGATTCAAAATAATCAGGTTGTACCTGGGAATCTAAACATGAACCAGTGCCATTGTGTCCCATATCAACACTTTGACCTCTTGTGAGGTTTCCTATAAAAGTTAACGAGCACATCAGTACTAACACTGAGCGTATCATTGTCGCGAATAATAAGCTTGCCCTGCGACAAGAGAGAGATCACAAGTTCGTTAATTTGGCTCTCTTTTAATTGAAGAACTGGTGTTCCTTTTAATTTAAGAGGAAAGCGCGAGAGATCGAAGAGAGAGTAAGTACTCAGGTTCATTAAAGTAGTATTACGCCAGAATATATAGTTGGCGTGCATCACATTACCATCTATAACTTCTTTTAGCTCTCCTAAGTAATTTATTCCGATGAGAAATCCCTCAGATGAGGATGCATTTGCATTGGTACAAAACACAGTCCACCATGCAAATCTTCCCATTAATTCATATAATTCTGCGCTCCATGAGTGTTCCGTTATTTTTATCGCAACGGACCCTCCAAGAGCTAGGTTATTTTTAATAAAGTTGCAGAGATACACAAAGAAAAGCGCCTTTGCTTCATTTGTTTCACCTACTACTTTAGTGGATGGATCGTACATGTCGGAAATTAGTAAATCTACTTGTTGTCCAACACGCACAGTAACGCAGTCGCCAAAAAGAGTAATATCCGCGTCGGACACATACTCGTTTAGGTCATTATCAATTAAGATGGCATCCGTCGGAAGCCATTGTCGTAGAACTGAGGAGCCAGGAGCGACGCCTTTGTCAGATCCAGCACCAAAATGCATGACTCGCATATTGGCAGGTACTGCAATTGTGCATGTATTCAGATACTGGCACAATTGCATATATTTTGCTATATTCATATGGACGCCTTGCGGCATCGGGATTGACTGCTTGTAATTAGGCAGCATACATGGTTCAAGGTTTGAGTTTTGAACTTTAAATAGTGAAGGCATTGCAAGACCTGGCTTCCAATCATTGATAGCCTGAAGTCTCGGGTAAAAGGTTTGCACCTGACCATCCTTACACCATAGCATAAACTCAATCATAGTTAAGTCAATAGGAATCTTGACGACTTTTGAAACGACACTAAGGTCCATTGCCTTTATAATGTCAACGAAGTCGTCAAGCTTTAAATCAATAACCGAACAGACCGCTTTGAACGATGCTGTGTTCGATTCAGTAACAAAATAGTTATGGACGGTAGCTCTTTCTTTAAGCATTTCCTCCATGATAATGTGACCTTCTTGATGCTTCTTATATAAGCCAATAAGAAGATGGAGGCCACCTAATGTGGTACGTGAAAAATCACCGTAAACCACATGCTCAAAAGCATAAGCTTCTAGCTTATACTTCTTGATAAAAACATCGCTATCAAGAGCGAGAAAGTCCTTTTCCATTTCACTAACAGGTGTGAAATCGGAAACTGTTCTACCAAGAGTGTAGTACGTATCAGTGAACTGTACGAACTCATTATTGACTTTCTTGTAAATGTAGAATGTTACAGGTTGCTTTACTTCACCATCGCTACTTTGAGAGTTACCAGTGTTGTCTCTTATCAGTGTGCCATTGAAGTAAGCATAGTTAGAACTAACGATGCAAGGATAATTCTTCACCTTGCGATCGGATATAAGGATGCCATTTGGTAAAGACATGAATCTTTCCAATGAGCCATTATCACGAATGTCAAAACATATATTCAGTGCTGAATTGACATCAATATCAGTGTACTTGCATACACCAATAGTTGCACTACCATAGATGTTGCTACGCTCGTAATCCCAGAGCACAAACTTATAGCAGACATCTACTTCTAAATTACGTAGCAAATTGAAATCTGGATGCGAGCGAACAGCTCTTTTAGCATACAGTTCAAATGCAATATTAGTAGGAAGTGTGGTCTTATTTTCGAAGATGCACACATCATTAACATCACTTTTGGTGTAGATTTTGTCGTTAACCACAGCGACGGGCAACTCACCTTCGACACCAGTAAAGTGACCTTGTTTAATAACATTGTAGGCGATGTTTTCGAGACCTTGAATTTTAGTGAAGGTTGACCAGAGGTTATAGACATCAAAGGTCTTATAACACCACAGTCTAAAACCAGATGCTGATACGAGATTATATGCTTCCATGTAATCCCTGTATTCAGCAGCATGTTTACGGCAGACAGCACCACCAAGGTTACATGCAGTTATACATACTGCAGACTTAAGTGGTACGTAATCAATGTCCTCTAACATATTACCATTACCATGCACTTCGCATGGTGTTGTGGAATAGTAGAAGAAGGGCAGAGGTTTCAGATCACGGAATGCACTAGCATCATATGCAGGTGTGTGGAAGGCATGCTTGTTAACGTACAAGCTGCCACCATCACAACCGGGCAAATTGAATTCTGAGTGCACACGTGTGTCAAACCTACATACTATAGCATTATTAGGATATCTTGGAACATTACAGTTCCAGAATAAGCAGAGTCCATCTGAGAAGTTTTTAGCGCAGTCTTCTGTGTAGAACAACTGCTGAACTTTCTTACTCAGTGGCTGTGCATCATAATAATGCCAATCAACAACAGGGTCATCAACAATAGGAATTCCTTTAGGGTTGCCAATATCGTAGACTCTTTCGAATCTGCCAGCAAGGAGAGCTGCGCGTACGACATTGCGTTCAACTGCCCTACAACAGGAATTAAGACGTTTTTCATGTGAGATATAAGGATACGTGATATCCCACTCAACACGTTCAATAAAACAATCATGAATGGCTAAACAACGAGTCATTACTGCATCATTAGAGGCAACGTGGGCTCCCTGATGAACACTACAGTAGCGGTCGTGATTAGTCGCTAAATTGCCTATATATCCCCATTGTTGTACATCTACAAAGAATGGGTTATAGACATAGTCATATCCGCTAGAATGACTCCAGCAGGCATAAGAGTGTAACGGTGAAGAGTACGTCGAAGCGCGACGATTACACATACAACACCGTTGCTCCTTACCTATCTTGCAAAAATAGGATGCAGACGTTAACTCAAAGCCATGAGCCCAACAAACAAACGTACAGTAGTCAGACAATTTATCCAAAGTGTCTGAAAGCATCTGAACAATACGTCTTCTTACAATTGGCCAGGCGGCTCCTTTATTCATAAGAGGCACCAAATGCTTAAATTGTTCACCGGGAGGAGGGCGCGCAGCGATGCTCGTCAACATGCTCCCCCACTCAGTATCAACTACACCCACGGGCTGAACAACAAAGTTCACACCAGTAGAAAAGCCAAGTTGCAAAGGCACGTTAGTACCACATGCATTACGCGATGCATGGGCACCTTCAACGTCGAAGCCTATCCAGCTTCTGACTTGCCTTATAGCCTCATCACGTGTAATGAAGAGTTTTGGGTAGTTGGGTATCGATGCATCTAGCTTGAAACCCATTCTTGAAATGACTCTTGAATAAGGAACATTTGCGGGTACATTCAGGTTCACGCAAAGCTCATCACTAGTCTTATACTTATCATCAACACTAACATAGGTTGGCGCATAAGCAGGATGAAGTCCAGATGACTCTCTGGAGCAATCTTTGTACAAGCCCGTTACTATCTGTGACTGAAGCTTGTAGTTATTAAGAGAAACCTCAGCAAACTCGAGCGAATCGAAGAGTGCTTGAGAAGTCATGACGCAAAGAATACCCTTCTGCGCACGCGTAACTGCAACATTAAATCTGTTAATGTTGTTTGCGTGAGCAGTGTCAGCAGTTTGGCAAAAGATGACGTATGGGTATTCAGAACCCTGTGATGAATCAACAGTCTGCGTAGTCAAACCCAACACTGAGCGGGCGACAGCATTTTGACTATTGTAAGGAGAGATAAAAACTGCCTTACTCCAATTAGGGTTAGCAGCAATAAAAGACTTAACAAAGTTAAGCTGAGGTCTGTTAATGGCGGAGCTAGCATCATGTGTAACACTGCCCTTATACAGAATTTTGAAACACTGTCCTGAGGCCGGCTTCTTTGCTACAAGCTTATTGTTGTAGACGAGCGCACTCACAGTGTTAACTATTTCTTCAGGACACCGATAGCAAACACTCAGAAAGATATCTGGTCCCAAGTTACACATTAAACGGGTTACACTATTGAAATTTTCCGGTTCCAATGTGCCCCGAGTAAGCAAGGTGCGTGGTGCAGGCAGCTGGGCTGGATCACCAACATACACGATGTGTTTAGCTTTAATACGTGCATTAATCACTGAGAGATCATAATTAGTGCACATACTAACTTCATCCACCACCAGTATATCAGCAGACGTTTCTGGTAGGGCATTAATAGTACTGAACAAATACTGAGAATTTGTTTCATTAACTTTAAACTGGTCATAGCACTCAACACGTGCTTTCGCAGGTATAATGCGTGAACATTTTGCAATGTTCAGGTACTTAAAAGCTTTCTCACACAATGCATCTACGGCTGCGTGTGAGCAAGCTGTGTAAACAACTCTTGCTGTTGGGTAGTAAATCGCTAACCCAATAGCAAAATGACTCTTGCCGGTGCCAGGGGGCCCCTGAACGGTGACAAATTTACTAAAACCTGCTTTCTGAAAATTCGCAACATGATTGGCAAATTCCTCAGGTACAGTAAGAGTTGGATACAATCCAGTTATTTTTACATACCTCTCTTGATTCACAATTGTGGGCGCCTGCAGGGTGGCCACCGAGTGAGAGGTAAGAACAAAGATGTCTCCGACTGCTAGCTTATACGTAGTACTAGACTTGTAGGAGACAGCATCACTATAGTCTATGCGCTCGAAGACATACTCACCGAGCTGGACTTTACTATTCTTGGTTATATGATAACCAGTGAAAACATAGTTGCGATTGAGTGGTGGTTTGGCTTTTCCAGCTTCCCACACGAGCAACAATTCACGCTCACCTACTATTTCTTTGATAGTAGCAATAGCGTACGACTGTTTAGAGGCTTCTTCAGTTGCTCTAAGTGTTTCAGCCGCAAATAATTTTAGTGGTTCTGTAGTGGTATTAGCCAACGTGTAGTCACCACTTTCAGTCCAGTCACAAGTAGCTAATCTGTTAAATTCCGTAACAGATGGGCTACCAGTGCACATATTCTTGTACAAACCAAACACAAGGCCGTTTGCACAGAGCGGAAAACTGCATACAGGGCGGTGGTCGATACAGAAGTAGCTCATACCGCCTAAATACAGTTTAGTAACATCTGCAACGTCACAACCTGGAGCGTTACAGACATAAGGTGACACAGACAGAACCATTTTATGAGGTGTAGCTATGACATGGTCATAACAACACTTACAGCAAAGGAAGGGTCTTCGTATACACGTACCACAACGAAGCGACGTCTGAGAGTGGCACACGACACAAGATCCGACAGCCTGAAGTGTGGTTGGAGCAGTATAGAGATCTCTATAAAAGCTCTCTTCCCAGAATTTAGCTGAATTATCACCACATAGCATGACAGAATAACTGTCAAGCATGTGTCCTGTGAGGTCTTTGTACAGTTTTTCTATATACTGTAAATACACCCAGAATACATTTTGGTATTCAGGATCATCATGCTTCGTGAGAGGATAAGCGTCTATTGCCAATGACACGAATCTCTCAACCATGAGCGTACCGTCAGTCTTGACGATATCATCGACGAAGCAACCGGCAGACAGTATTCTTGAGGGGTCTGGATAAGGTAGGAAGTAACCATCGTCACCATCCTTTATGAAAAGTGTATGCTGTGAGCAAAACTCATGTGGACCTTTCTTCAAATCGGTTTCCACCCAGCATTTAGCCTCTGACATGAAGACATTATTCTGATAATACAGAGTCTCCTTGAAGTTTTGAATGGATGCGATATAACCTTTAGTGGCATAGTCACTATTATAGCATACGACACCATCGTCAGACAGTATCATCATGGAAAAGTGCTTATTCAGAAAGGCATAATACCTGTCCACAAATTTAGGATCAGGCTGGCTCTTTCTGTAAACATTTACATACAGCTCAAACTGCATATCCTTAACTTCCTCGTCAACAATAGTGTTGCCATTAGCGCCCATAAGTGCACTAACATTCGCGGTAGTCGCCTGCAGAATGTTAAAAACACTATTGGCGTAAGCTGTGGTTGCATCGCCGCTACTGGTCCCACCAGGTTTGACGTAATAACCACCGCCACAAAGGACATACTCACTAAGCACTTGAGCGCACTCATTTGCTAAGCGGTAAAATCTATCAGTGTTAGTACAACAAGTACTATGTTTACGGGCTAATATGAGAGATGCAAAGATTCTACACATATTAGGCATAGCGCGATCACACTTGGGGTAATCCCAACCCATCAAGTGAGGATTATCTACATCCTTATACAAGGTTTTTAACATAAAGTCCCAACCACCATAGAACTTAGTGGTCCCTATGACGCACGTGGAACCCCGCGTAGCAGCCATAGACTTAAGCATTTTCTGGTGGTATTGACGATTAGTCATTGTACTAAGAATCGACACACCGGCAACAGTCCGGGCTCTATTCTTAGCACTAATAGCATATTTCAAATTCATCTGCGTTATCGTCGGAAGAACGTTTCGCTTTGTCATGGCAAAAAGCTCATCCTGTTCTTGATATGACAGACTCTCATAATAGACTCTGGCTTTTCCAAACTTATTGAATGGATGGCCAGCACTCTTATCCAAATTGTTAACAATTACTTCCGATGCATTGAGGCAACCGCCATCATATATCTCGAAGTAACGATCAACAACTTCCATACAAAACAACATCTGCTTTATGTCACACATCGTTGGCAGGTTGTAAGCATAATAGCTGTAATCAGTAATAGCAGCATGTCCATCTTGCGCGAAGAAGAAATGCCTTAATGTAACTGAGGACCCTTCCTTGAAAAAGCCCTTAGAAACAACAAAATCATAGAAATCTTTATTAAAGTTGCCAGGACGGACAGTCTGAAAGGTTAGACCTGTCGTAAGTGCGGCAACACTAAAACATGGTGTTCTTAAATCCCAAAGGGCAGAGGCTGAAGCTATGTGCATGGCTGGATCAGCTGCATACATCATTAGCTCCTTAAGTGATAGTCTATGTCTATGAAGACTCACGTCCATATTCATGACTAATCCTAACTCCTTGTAGTGATAACCACAAGATATGACAAATGGTACACCATCGACAAAAATCTTTCGGACAATTGGACCAAAAGACGTTCCCGGTAGCGTCATTGAGAAAAGCACATTGAAATTTGCACAATGTAGCACACAACGGTCATCAGTACAGTTCACACAATTTGGGTGATACTGCTGATCCCAATRCTTAAAGTACTTTTCAAACAGACCAATCTTGTAATCTGTGTAGTCGTACTCTAGAAGTGGCCACTCAATGAGAGGCTTAGTTAGATCACAATCCCTGTGTGTTTCAGCGGCCAAACAGTTGGTCATAGAAAGCACAGGCATTAAATAAGAATAGTAGCTATCAACAATAGCTACTCCAGCACCAGGTTGAGTGATGACAAAATCACCAAAATCATACCACTTGCCATTCAGATCCTGATTGTCAAGGGTTAAGACACCAACAAGACCAGATTTTACCATCTGGTCGCAAAATTTAACAGTGTTAAGCACAGCTTGACGAATTCTCTCGCCAAGCTTATGATAAACACTTATAACATTGGGGTTTTCCACGAAGTCAAACCACAATTTATTATCAAAATATGATGCATCACAGCAACCATATTTTACAAGTATGCTCTTAAGCACTTCACAGTTATTCTGATCAAAGTGCCTCAAAGCATATACAAGATCCATCATAGTGTACTCTGTCAAACGTTGACGCACTATATGAGGAGTTTTGACTTTGTCAACGTCAAAAATGAAGAAGTCATGAACTGCCACAGCATCACAATCCTTAACAAGATCGTAACACCGCTTCTCCAGCTCATAATTTTCCATTGTATGGCGTTTTACGACAAAGAAGGAGTCAAGTCTATGACCTTCGTCATCGACTTCTACAAACCTGCAAGTATTAGTCTTGTAATACTTGCCTATACCAGCAACTTTTGCCTTATAGTTGCAGATGTCAAATGCCCTAAAGACAACATCAGTGGTAAGACCACTGGCACAGGGTTCTATTCGGGCATTTACAATAGAACCCCGGACTCGTTTAAAAAGTTGGAATCTTTGGACTGGGGAATTGTAGTACCACGAAGAGCATCACAATTACAACCATGTCCTATCCAAAATTGACAAACATTGCACGGGGTATTTTGTAAACAGAATCCAACAGGATCACGAATGTGAAGTGGAACCTGTACAAATTTACCCTTAAATTTACAAACACCTGTGACATCTGGGTGTTCTATATGCGCTCTGCAATATAGACACACTGATGCACCACCATAGGTATCTTGATCTGCATTAGCCTCCGGTTTGACAGACACTGCAATTCCAGTACCAGTCTTAGGAGTTAACATCTTAACACAATTAGTCAATGGAGCGCCACCTGCGTTCACAAAGTCTAAGTATGCTTTACCAGGATCAACGCTGAAGGTAACAGCCGACAGCACTGATGAATTAATAGCAAATTCTGTATTAGAACCTGCCTGTAAACGGACTGTTGCTGCAATATGGCCTAGCAGCTGTCCACGATGTAAATTGTTAAGGTTTTTAACAAAGTACAAGTATCTAACTTCTGGGCCTTTGGGACCAGCTATTAAGAACTTACACGGCGGTTGAAGTTCAATATTCACAAATCCATCGCGGCCTTCAACTTTAGCCCACTTAAGATGTGCGTTTTCAGAAAGAATACCCATCAGCATTTTACGACCCTCAACAGGTTCATAATAAGCCAGTGAGCTAGTATTACAGTTAGCATGATCAATACCAGCACTAACAACCATAGTTTTTAGACCAGATGGCCTGATCTCATTATTTTGCAGCGTTACAGCAGAACTTGCAGCGCGTGTGCATTCCAAAACAAGTGGCCATGTCAAGGATTCATTTGTCTCTGTGACATCTGAAGACTTAACAACTTCACCGTCCACATTGTTTATGAGAGAAATGTCCCAAAGTGCACCGGCATAAGACAAGCTTGGCCAGGTGACAACCTTGTTCCAAATGGTAATATCAGGTATCACCACTCTCAGTTTATTAGAAGCACAAAGTGGCACAACACTAAGAGGCACACAGCCATTCCTAGCGTTTGAGATGACACCATTAAGAACGTCGTTATCCAACTTCTTAATCATGCCAAAGAGCATAGTTTGCATAGCACTTACAATCTTGGCCTTCTTGTCCTCGGCACGTGCTTGCTTATACATTGACGTCATAGCCTGTTCAGCCATGCGCTCTAATTTTCTTGCTACAGCCTTATCTTTCTCATAGGCATTCTTAGCGATATTAACAGCCTTCTGCAAAGCCTTAAGAACCTGCGGTGAGGCATCACCAGAGTTCAGAGCCTTTTGGTAGGAAGATTGAGCAGCCTCCAACTCAGCATAACTAGCTAAGTGTGAGAATTCAGATAAAGTAGCCTGCAGCACCGATGGGTGATCAAGCAGGTCACTTGCTAAAGCCTCTAAATCCACATTGGCTGAGAATGACATAAGAGTAGCAAACAGACAAACAAAGTTGTCGAATGCCTCTGTGGGGTCAGTCGCAGCCAAGATGTCATTATGAAGCTTAACACAGTGAGCCCAAGCTTTACTGTTAGCCTCGAGGTGTAACTGTTGAAGAACAGAAAGAAGAACCACAGAAGTGCATTTAAGATCAGTAAGTTTTGACTGGACACTGGCTATCTTGATACAAGGTGTACCGCCAATGCCAATCAATTTCATGTTAAGACGAAGGGCCTCCCAAGAGTTGCGTGGCGCGTGAAGCCCATTACCCGTGAGATAGCGAAATTCTTGGGTTGAAACTGTATAATCGTAGACACCAAGTGGCACACGAAGTTTCAGGTTCAACAAAGAGAAGACACCAAAATAAACAGTGCAGAAGTATCCTACAGCAAGATACATCAGTAAGACAAGTTTAACCTCTGGGAAGATGAATCCTGCATGCGGCGCATAAAGGAACACAACCCGAGCGAAAAACTTAGCAACATTGACTGCAAGAAACACGGTTACGGTGTAATCACTAGTCAATGTGGTAAGAAACATAAGGTAGGTAAGGGGACTAGAGCAATCACCCGTAGTATAAGTGTAGAACCAAACCATGGCACTACCTAAGGCAAGAGCCAAGTTTGAGGCATTAGGCCTGTAGAGTCTACGGACTACAACAGCTAACGCAAAGCAAAGACTAAGGTAAACACCTAAGTCAGTATGAGTAGTGCGCATATACACACTAGCAGGATTAAGCCAGTTTGCTACAGCAATGAGAGCACTTGAAACTGGTGTTTGAGGCTCATAGACTATATTTGCATATGTTAAGCAAATAGCCGTGGGCAACAGAAACAGTGTAAGGAATGTATGTTTATGCTTTACCGTCAACATAACACATGCCATTACACACAAAACTAGTGGAGTTAGTTGTAAGGGTATCACCTCAAACAAGTAATTCCAGATAGTAAACTTGGTGAGTTGCAGCGTAGCCACATATGCAAGTAGCAATGTTGTAAACAACCAATGCACTAAACCATAAGAAATACGCTTCACACCACTTTGCATAACAACACCCATGACCTGCATGTTAACATCATCAGGGGTGAATTCATCTTCCAGCATTGAGTTGCCAAGGATTGTCTTACCCTGGAAACCTTTATGTAATGTCTGGATAGCATAAAGGAGTTGCTCAACAGAAACACCTGTCTTATGAGCAAGCATATCTACGGACTGTGTACCAATAAACTCTGTGAATTGGTTACTCATAGCCCATTCATTAAAAGTAGCGATTCCAGTCTTATTTGGCTTCACAAACCAATTACAACCGTTAAGAATCGCCGCATAAAGCCAAGCTACTATATTTATGGTACAGTATTTGTCTGACAATTGGACTTGGTGTACTTGACGATCTTCAAAAGCTCCGTACATGACACCGTCAAAAGCGCAACCAGTGTGAGTACCATTTGATAACTCCATCTGATGCATATAGCAGAAGTTGATTACATTTCCTTCTTGAGTGTAACCAACACTACCACAAGAGCCACATAAGAAAGATCCTTTTATGGTGCTGTTCTGGCGCATATTTACCATGAAGACTCCGGTTGGTCTGCCATTATAACAGGCTAAGACACTAAAGGACGCTCCTGGTTTTACAGTGGTAAAAGTGTATGCGGGTGTCTGCGGGTTAGCAGATTCCACAGTCAACTTTAGAAGAGTACCAACCATAGTGTGTCCAACAACCCGTAAGTTAGCTGGTGCACCAACGTTCTTCTGAACGATGAAGCTAAGGTTGGTTTTTGAAACAAGAAGAGCATCATAATTTGGATCAGACAACTGATCAGCGGGACACATAACATGGCGCGGACACCAGACATAATTGTCGAGCCACAAGCCATTAAGTGTCATTGAACCGCAAGTCACCTGAACCATACAATTCTCTACAACTCCACTGGGAGCAGCCATCTTAACCAGACCGCTCTGCAACACGCTTGAGGTGACACTGCAATTGGGTGGCTGGAAGAGGACATCACTACCAGTTTCGCTGTAGACTTGGAGGGCTTTACACAAATGCGCGGCAGAAGCTTCTCTATAGGAGGCAGTGTCCATCGCACCAGAATAATACTTGTACTTATTAAACATGGACAAGTATCTATTATAGGAATCTTGGGTAATAGAATTCCGGAGTGCCACGTATGTATCCTTGTTAATCACAAAGATATTAGCGGCAGCATCCTGGAAACTACAATTCAGTTTACCATCAGTAAAGACTTCAACATGTTTCTTACTGAAGTAAGCCATAACCCAGAGTAAATGACGAAGACAGACTCCCACAATGTAGGCAAACACCATCCATATAGGGACGACTGTTCCGAACATGACAAACCATGAGACGTGCATAACGAATGCAGGCTCACCAGTAAGGTAAAAGGTGGCATAGTAGTACAAAGCTGTGTATGGCAACACAAGTAGTGGGTTTGACACAACAAAGCATAGACATAAGCTATTAAGAAGAGCGGCAGCTACTGCTACGACTGCACACTGTGTATAATCAGCAAGGGCACGTTTGACCTTGTTGACGTAGTAGAAGGCAATTGTCAAGAAGATACAAAGCATGACACCCAAAGCCAACGAAGTACTAAGTTGGAAATAGGTGACAGGCTGGAAAAGAGAGAGACCAAGTCTTCTGACAATATCAAAATAGTTATCACCACAATAAACGCCAGGTTTATTTGCGTAGTGATCATTGTAGATAGCCCAAGAGCCATTAGTAGTAATACAGACACCTTCATTAGCATCTTCGCAACTGCCAAAGCGACAATAGCGAGTAGCCAAGGTTTTAGTAATACGCAGAGTACTCTCAAAGACCACTTCTGGAAACTTAATGTACATGTCTGAATCATACATGTCATACCTAACATGGGGCTTCATTTGATCATAAGCAGAAGCACCAGGCAGAACAGTAGGGTCATAGCAGTAGGGGTTAATCTTACCTTCTGCATCCCTGAACAATGTGCATTCAGATGCTAGAACGCACCCACTATCGGAGAATCTCTCATAAGGGATTTCAGCGGTTGGGGTGTAGCAGACATTATTAGAAGAGGCAAAGACTCGGGAGACAAACAAAACTATTTGGCGACCGACCCATGCAACATTAGCAGGAAGGTTGGGTACACGAGCACCTGCAACACCAGCGATAACAGCTACGGTAACGGGACAACTTATGTCGTTGTTGAACAATCCGCCATAGTGCTCATTAAACCATTTAGAGAATGACTGGTACTTATTAGCAAAGCACGTATCACTAGGAGTGATATCCCTAATGATACCATTCTCTACCACTTTATAGGTGAGAATGCGGTCTTCATGGAAGGAGACTTGACTCATGTTGAATGCCGGTAAACATAGGTAAGACAACACAGCCATAGCAAAGACTACTAATGTAACTACACAATAACTTTTCCACGTGAAGTCACGGAGCTTCAAAAGCCATTTGGGTGCACCTCCCGAGAGTTTGGTAGCACTAAATTTAACAGACAAAATGTTGTCCGCAGAACGTAATCTAGACGTAGTAAGTCTAAATGGAATATTGCACTTACGACAAGCGATTCTAATCTGTCGCTTGAGGCTATCAGACAGTTTCATATAGTCGCTGCTATTCCAGATGCATGCGCCATTTGCATTGCGGATGCTAGTCTGGTTAACAGAAGCAGCGTTAAGGTCAATTAAACAACCCAGATCAGCTGTCGCGACGCTGTCAGGCTTAATATAGCTAGGAACATAATTATTAAACCCCTCTGTAGTCAACTGCAGGTCGTGCTTATACGCATACTGCAAAGCGTCGACAATGGAGGACGTTTCTACATCAGATTCCACACCAGCTGGACCGCGAGCGGCATCCGTGAAAGTCTTAATAACAGTTTGGAAGTCATCACCCCTCTTTACGCAATCGCGGGCGGTGGCAACAAGTTTATCCAACTTGTCACGATTCACGCCAAAAAGAGAAATGAAGCTATTAACATAGGAATCAAGCATTTTGCTGGCAATCTCTCGACTGTCGCCAACAGTGGTGACCATGTTTGAATCCACAAGCAACATCGGCTTGGAGAGAACCTGGGAATAATAAACGCAAGCTGATCTGGCTAAATTTTCCTGGCCACGATCACTCGAGTCATAGATTAGAAAGTTGTGCTCAGGTATCCCCGTGGGAGTTTTGCAAACCTCTTTGAACTTCAACTTATCTAGATTAGTAAAGTAGCAGAGAGGGTAACGCTCATAGCATGAGGCACCCTCTCTACTGTAATGCAGTTGGACAACTGAATCTTTAACCGTAACTGACTCCACATAGTAATGGGACTTGTCAGTCGGTTTCACTAATCTCCGTAGGCTGGTAGTGAGGTCATTTGCAACTTCTTCACAGATAAAGGTGTTCCCGATACCTGCGGTGTCACAATCAACACAATTCCAGTTATGCCTACAACAGAATGAAGTACCGCCATTTGCGACGATATAAAACGTGCGTTTAGAACCACAGACGACTGTTGATGCTTCCACACGTGTTAGACGATTCCTTTTGTAACAGAGCAGGCATGCAGTGTCCTTACAGCCATTGATAACATGATTGTAGAAGCGACGAAGGAACCAGAGGCATGCAAGGAAATTATAGATACGCACAAGGCCCAACAAGGGGATGTGAGTAACGCAAAAGAAATATCCAGAGACCAGGTAATTGTATGAACGCCAGTTTACAAATGCCCCAGTGTAGGAGAAAAAGTACTGAGATGACACCACCAATAACAACACGTTAAAGGTTGAAGTGTACAAGACGTAAGCAAGTGCGAATTCCATTACAAACCACACCCAGTCTATGTTTATGACATAGCTGGTAACATGAGTTTGGATCATCTGGAACGCGGAATACCTAGTAAGTGAGTCTTGTCCAATAAGACACCAGTTACATAAGGCTGAACGGTTTGAGCAAAAATCGTTTACGTCATACGAGACGTTCCGATACGCTTCGACCATACCGTCGCAGAGAGAATGGATGCCCAAATAGGAACGCAATTCCCTATAAGTAGCCAACATGCCTTCGGCACCATCCAACATGACGTCACTTGTTAGAACTTGATGAAACAAGAACAAGTAATATAGTGAAGACAACAATAGCCCAGTTGTACATATAAGGAAAAGCAGGCGTAAAGTGGATTTCCAGTCAATACGCTTAAACTTGACTACTAACACATCATAGGCTGCCGAGGCACACTGTTTTACAACATTAGTCGTGACAATGCCAGCAGTTCTTAGAGCACCTACTTCAACTTTAACGGTGCTTTGGTTTTTAGACTTCCAGAATGTGAAAGGTAATATTAATAACATTTTGAGCAGAGCAAAGCCCTGTCCAATAATGCCAGTATTAGTAATTACATTACGCGTCATTCTACCTAAAGCTTTCCCCATCGCAGTGGTGACATTGACCGTAACAGATGCAAATTGTGCAAAAAGAGAAGATGCACCTAGAAGAATTTTCACTCTTCTTGTGATGGATCCTGATGCAGCAATTACACTGAGATCTCCCTTTTCTACAGTGTGTATATTAAATAGTGCAGACCAATTATTCTCTTTGAGAACAATTAACCGCAGATTGCGGTCCACGTATAACGCACGTAGATCATCAATACCAAGTGTGTCTATCACATTGACACCCTGCGGGTCGTTAACAAAACTATACCCATCCTTTACAAATGGCTTTTTAAGCCCTTTGCACTTGATAATGGGTAGCTTATTATCTATATCTTCTGCAACCTGAACAGGAGATTGTGGTTTAGCATCCTCCTTTGGTGCCTCAACCTCAACCTGCTGTATTTGGTTGTCTTGAAGGACAGTGTATTTATTCTCAAGAGTAACAGGTGCTATGTCATAGACTTGTCTAAGCGTAGCCCTATTAAACTTGTTAAGTGCACTGTCAAATTTAGAATTGTTAACCCATAAGATTGGCTTGCCATGTAGCATTGCGCCATTCTTGTATATGGGGTCATAAGTGGAATACTCTGTAAGAATCACATCTCCCTCGAAATCCGGGAAGAAGGAATACGTGAGTTTCTTTGACACTGGCTTAGAATTATCAAAGCCTAATAGGTTGTTAAAAGAAGAACTAATAGCATCACTGCCAATGGTACCGTCATGTCCGACAAGGCAACTATTAGTATACACACTACCAGATAGAATTGTAGCTGGTGAATATTCAATGACAGGTTTCTTGGTGAAGTACTTGCCATCCTTCATATAGAAAGCTGACAGATCAGGATCTACATCAGCCCAAGTATTCCCATCCAGAGAGTATACTACGACATTGCAGTCTGCACTATATCTCTGCTTAGGATAATAGACATCGGTCATCTTGCACTTCATATCGGAAGTCTTACTCAAGCTACCGGAGTCATACTTATATAAGAGATTGTCCTTCACGCGTACATGCAAGTAGTGACCCACAGAGGTCTCTACACCTTGAAAGACGTTAAATGCTGTATAGTCAGGACCGGCCGACTGCGACGTGGGCGTCATTACCTTAGCTTCATTAAGTCCTGATAACAGCAGCCATGGTGCGTTGTGTTCAACGAGTTGTCGTTTTCTTACATCACCGCACTGACAGCATTCCTCATGTGTAGCATGAAGCTCGTCTAATGAGTTCATTCCTACATAGATGCACGCCTTGAGGCCTGTAGTAGTAGTATCTTGGACGCCACAGACATTGCACCATTGTCTCCAAACCATTTTAGCTTGAGTAGTAAGCTCAGCCTTGGAAAGGATGGTATGCAGCAGTCTGGAGGCATCATCAGGTTCACCATAGGTACAGTCACCATATGCCATTATTAGGGCAATGAATTCAGTGGAATCACCACCCTTATGTTTGAGGTACGCAGCTTGTAAGGCAGGTACAATAAATTTGATCTCCTTAAGCATATCCAACATCAACATTGTCACATTAACGTAACAATTGTTGCTATTAAGCTTGAGGGATTTAACACCATCATGCACCGTATACTTCCATTTCTTAACCAGTGCCAAGAGGGAGTAATACCTGTGCAGAAATGCAGTATCAGCTGTTCCATAGACTTCACTAAGTACAGCCTTTTCAGCTTCTGACAAATTGTCAGCCAAGTAAACGGCTTCACCACTCATCTTTTCAGTGGGAATGGTGTCTGAGATGTCAGAACCCTTATAGAATACAGAACCTAACTGTACCCTATAAGTAGTTGTATTATTCAGAACAACAGTCCTGAAGTTAACCCCATCGATTGTTACAAGAACATCGACGTTTTTCTGTTGTGCGGCCCTTGAAGTCAGGTAGGTCCGACACTTCTCAAGTGAGTCAAATGGTAAGGCAATTTGTCCTTTTACCACATAAAACTTATTATCTGCATAGCAAATGGTTTGATCTGACCAATTTAGCAGTTTTCGATATGACACTCCCTTAACTATGAGTTCACCAGTGACAAGATGCCAACAATGGTAACCCCCATTAGCAATGACAGTGTTAATGAAAGACTGTTCTGGTGTTTGAACTGCAACATCAGAATTTAAGATAGGAACTTGGTCCTTTGATGCCAGCAAACAGACGTATGGCACAGTTATTTTCTTAACTTGTTGCCCCGCCTGTGCTAAGTCAAGCCCATGAGTTACATAACCTATAGGCATGGCACAAATGCCTTTGCAGGCATTAGCAGCAGTTATTATGTCAGTCAATGGGTCTTTAGAACTATAAAGATAGTACTTGACACCATCGACAGTTTGAGTTTTCTTAGTAAGATCCACACCCCTTCCCTTGAGAAGTTTTGCGTTTGCGGATTGATCAGTGCAGATAAAGCACGTGAATCCAAAGGATTTTGCATTACGAATGATGCCACGCCAACCCTCGTGTGAATAAGTTAATCCAGTCGGAGGTTTTGGTGCAGCAAGGTCATTATAAACTTTCTCTGAGTTGACCACAACATATGTTTTAGTGTGTACAACAGAGAGCAAGTATTCAAGTGACACCCTTGGTTCTACGCAGAAAATACCTGCGGAGATTAAAGGCGACACAACTAAGGGGTACTTATTAAACGCCTTATAACAGCGTTTAAGAAGTTGAATGTCCTGATTGGCACGCGCGTCTGGGCCTACAACGTGAAGGATGCCAGTTGCAAGGCCGTGCCCTTTCAGGAGAGTAGAGTCACCCACATTGAGTGGCCCATAAAAGTTGACATAGTCATCTGATTCGGCTTGTACAAGCCCACCAGATGCTCTGTCAATAGCAGCTGCAATGCCACCACCATGTTTCAAATGGGTATTAGCGGCATTGACAAGAATGCAGTCTTCAGTCGCTCTTGCCACAGCAATAGCGTCACCAAAGACTAGTGTAACATCATTGTTCAAGACAATGTGTTTGAAATTTTTAAGAGGATTCTCTGCCTTGGGCTTTTTAACCCTTTGTGGTTTGGCAGAGCTATCATTTTTGACTATTACAGCAGTCTCCTGTTTTAAGCTAGTCTCAACAACAGTCCACTCACTCGTCGACCTCATCCGCTCAACCGAAGTGCCCAAAGCCTTTTCTGGAACAACTTCAGGAACCGCAACTAGTCCTTTAGAATGAGTGGCTGTGTGAACATCTTCACTTATTACAGTAGCATTGCTGCTTGTAGCATCATCCTGTGTGACATCACCAACTGGCGTATCAACTGAGAGCTTACTGACAGTTTCAGTACTATCGAGCGCAGGCATACCTTCGGCACAATCGTTGGCCTTGGCGGCATTAGCATCCTCATGGAGGGGGATCGAAGACGAAACTTCTGCCTCACATGATTCAACCTCAGCCGCGTTAGCTACTTGAGAGGCTTCCAACACACAAGCACTAGGCACTTCCACTTCTTCAGTAGAGGCTTGTTCAGCGACATCATCAGCTGGCTCTGAAACATCAATTTCAGCTACAAGGGTATCTAATTGGACGTCTTCCATTGGAATGACGGCTTCAACAGCTGCAGCCCAGGAATTCTCATCTTCCTCGACAAGCATTTCTTCAGAGAGGTACTCATCCTCTACGTAATCATCATCACACTCCTCTTCAACTTCCTCAACAGGGTTGACTGAGAAGGTCATGGTTGAGCTCCAAGCTAAGTCTCCTTCAGCATTGTAGACATAGCAAGGTGTATCAGCGAAATCCTCCAGATCAAATCCGTCAACGTTGTAACCACGGAGAAGTTTAGAGAGCAACTCAATAACTTCATCCTTCACAACATCCACGAAATCCTTGACTGGGAGATCCTTCTCAACTGTGAATGTGGCCAGTTCGGAACCGGCTAACAGTGCATCTAGGACAGGATGAACATCGTAGTCCACAGATACGCTTCTGACTGCAGTTATTTCTTTTGTTTGTTCGCCACCAAACTTAACTCCTTTGGGAGGCGCACCACCTTTGAGTCTGAACAAAGTAGGCACGATCTTTCCATCTGTGCAGAGTGGGTAGAAGACTGTTTCGCTGTCTTCGACACTGCGCACAAAGATTTTATTACTAATGATCACATAATCACCGACGACTAGTTCGGGACTATGCTCCTTAGTAGGTTCTAATTGACCAACAACTACTTCCACCACATTTGTGTTGATTTTCTTATCAACGGTGGTAGAGTTGGGTGTAGGTTCAAGAATGCCAATTTGCTTCTTGCTCAGGTCACCAGGAATTACAAGATCGAATTGATCCTGCAGAGACCTGCCTTGAGTGGAGACACAATAGTATGTGCCACTTGGAAATACAAGGGAATCTCTTCCATTGTACACAACCGATGGCAACTTGGAACCTGCCCAAGAAACCGTGGTGTGAAGCAGTTGCATGGCCTTTGAGAGGATATGCATGAATTGCTTCAGAAGCTGAGATGAGTAATCTCCAACAACGACAAAGCCCACAGACGTGTAGACGTAGAGCCGTTCAGAGACTACTTTTATTAGAGTGAACATGTCAGAGATGAATTTTGCAGTAGCTTTGTAAGTAGACATACATGCCTGTACAAAGGCTGCAACTGCGCTCTGGCATGAGGAGAAGACAAGGTTAGTGAGTTGCTCTACTTTTTCATCCACATAGCGGGCTACAAAGTAGGCTGAAGCTCCAGTCAGAACTGCACAATCCAACAAGAGAGCCGTATAATCAGTAACATCGCAAGGGATGTCATATGGGAAAACCCTGTAGGTTATGCTATCAGCATAATGGTCTAGAGTTTCTCTGAGGGAGCTGCACAATTTCCAAGGAGTTGCAGCGACCTTCTTAAAGGATTCTCCAAGTCCGGAGAGAACAATGAATGGGGCATTAAGCGCAGCGTTGCAGACACCAGCTGCACCTACGTTAATGACACCCTCAATGTAGGAACCCATCGTGACAATCCAGCCACGAGGTGTTAAATAGTCTCGGACCTTTTCGAACGTTGCGTTACGACACAGGTCACGAAGTTCTTCGATACTAGAAGTAGTACCAGAAAGTAGTGCCACTACAGTCTCTGTGAGCACAAACTCATTAACAAAATTGATGGCATGCTGAGCCCTTTCGAGGAAAAGGTTTGCTGTTTCGCATACCTTACTCCAGGTGCCTGTGCATCCAGTGAAGATGGCATCGCCAATCTTGGAAACACATGACTTTGCACGAGGAATAAAGTGCATAGTACCACCACTGCAACCCATGTAAGCGTAAATTACGCCTCCATAAGTAAGAATGAAGGTTTTTCCAACAACCTCAACGTCACACTTGTCAGTCATCATGCTAACAAGCTGAGGGAGGGTGTGTTTGCATTCTCCGTCCTTATTGCAGGGACAGGTAGTAAGAAGGACAGCATTCTTCCGCACAAGGCCCGAAGACTGCAAGTCTACATCATTAGCACAATAGTGTGCTCCGCAATCACATGCAAAACCTTGCACAGCATTGCCAGTCAGCCAACTACCTTTACCACAGCTCGTGCAATCGACGTACGCTGAGTGGTAGATGTAGTTGGGTTCAGAGACAGCCTGCTTACCATAGAATGCGTAGAGGAGTCTCTGTTTGAGATTGAGATGTCCATTAGCTTGCACCGCAGTTGAGGGTGCAATCACTTGGATCTCAGAGCCGATTGTGAATGAGTGTCTAGGGACATCCTCCATGGTGTCCAATTGGACTATACTATTCATAGTAAAGGCAGATTGCTTTGAATACGCAACGTCCTTACGTTGCACATTCCACACAATCCGGTATAATTTGTTCTTGAAGACGATGTAGCGGTCTGAGTCAGTACGGGACTTGACTTCGGCCTCCACATCAGCTAGCTTGGTGATTCCTTCGCTAGCCATTAAAGCAGCAAATTCAGCAATGGGTTTGCCGTTTTTGCCACACATGTATTGATCGATTGGGGTGAAATCACCTCCAACGAGCTTCTTAAGAAGGCTCTGAGAGTACTTACCACAAGGGTCAGCCTCAAGAGCGTCCATAAGATCAGAGTAGGGAGTCCAGTTGTAATCCCAAGGAGCATCACGGAAGCGGTTGCCACCGAAGCCCTTCTTACGAAGCAGAAATTGAAACTCTCCAGTAACAAGATCCGCATCAAATGGGAAGAACATTCCAACACGCTTACCCTGCAGGGTTGTGCCAATGACACCTTCTCCTGCGGCATTTTGGTAAGCAAGCTGGTTAACCATGAATGGGTCCGAATAGGTACCCCCTGTCAGCCTCTCAACCAGGTAAACACGAGGGCCTGGGAGATGCCGTATGAATCCCTTCAATGTTTGAGGGACAAAGAGAAGCTTACTTCCCTTAGAGAGTTGTTCACTCACATGTTTATAGGCGCTTTCGCCGTCCATAAACCATGGTGAGATCTTGAGAACCAGATCTCCTGCATCACAGAGTGACGCTTTGAGAGACACATGGTCAGTCCTTTTTTCAGTGTTGAGCTCTGCTCTATACTTGCCCCTCGCACCTTGAGGAGCCACACCAGCCACGAAAGACATGATGTGCACCGAATTGCCACGCACCCGACGAAACGGTATATTGTGACCGTGAAGCACTTGAGACACGATGCTCTAACTGAAAAATATTATTCAGTTTTAATTATACCCAGTGGTGTACATGCGCTTTCCAGTCCGGCGCCTATGACGCAGCAGAAAGGTATCGCAGCACGCAAACCAGCAGGGCTATTATTTAAGTTCGTTAAAAACAAAGTTCTGCAAGAGAACGAGAGAGAGGGATAGCTAGGCTATTCTCTTAAATC